CCTGTTAGATCTAAATTTACTACATTAAGAAGATCTTGATTTGGTATGAAAGTAAGATTATCATCTTGTCCAACTTGTTGAAAACCCTCACCGTTTACGACACCAATAAAGAATGTAGAACTTTCGGTTGTAATATCGTTTACATCAACTCTTGTAGTACCGGTTGATACTCCGGTTAGGTTACCCACAAACGTGGTAGCTGTAACCTGATTTAAATTAGTAATGTTAGTATTATTATCACCAACAATATTTCCATTTGCTGTGATATCACCAGTAACTGTAAGTGCAGATCCAACTATTACATTTTCGATAGTTAGAAGATTTGATGCTGGATTATACTTAATATTAGAATCAGTTTTTACTGCTTCTTGATCTCCAGTAACATTGTTACTATCAACAAATGTAAGAAAGAAATCTTGATTAGATGTATCACTTACGGTTATTACGGTTGCTGCACCACCATTACCATCAACAAGATTTTCTAATGATGTCTCTAATTCTTGAAGGGCTTCTTTAGTATTCTTATCGTCAGTGATTATTGTTCCAGTAAAAGTTCCTAGATTTGTAGAACCTGCGGACACACCTGATAATTCTTGCAATGCATCCTGATTAAGTCCGTCACCAGAAACATCTCTACCATCAACAGAACCACCGACTGTGATATTATTTGTAACTGCTAAAGAATTAAGAGTACCTACACTAGTTATATTTGTTTGACTAGAAGTTAAAACCGTTCCAGTTAGGTCACCGGTAAAGTCTCCAACAAAATTATTGGCCGTAATAATTCCTGTAGGTGCATCAATACCAGAACTATTGATTGTTACTGCAGAACCAACAGTAATTTCACTAAAATTTCCAGAATGACCACCAGAATTAAAGTATGCAGCCAACCTAGATGCGGTTGCCTTTCTATTGGTACCAGAAGCTCCATCATCAACTATGAAGAGATCTTCATCTGCTATTGGAGCACCAATGTCGGTACCACCATTAATATTGATAACAACTAGTTCAACATCCCTAAATGAAAGTACTCCTGATCCGTCTGTTTGAAGAACTTGGTTTGCACTACCGTCAATTCTTGGAAGGGTAAGTTCAAGATTCGCATCTAAACTATCTGGTGCTTGTAGTTCAATAAAGTTATTTCCATTATTAGTTGCTTCAAATAACTTAATACCACCACCTTCTGTTGTGGATTCTAAATTGAAGAAATTACCACCACCAATAATTTGATTTCCTTCTGGAGAACCAACAAATAATTGAAATCTATCTGTAGTAAATCCTGGTTCACCGACTGCAAGTGTTGGCAAATCTGCGAATGCACCTCTCTTAAACTTTAAAGTTGGTGATGCCATACCCTTATAAAAATACCGTATATTTATTTATTCAAAAAAAACCATAGTCTTGATTACCATCTTCGACACCATCTGAAAGATCGACAATCTGAAATGGTGAATCGAATATCCATTTAGAATTTTCTGAATTAAATGTTAATACATCATTATCATCTGGTTCCTGATCTGTAATTGGATAACCTGCAATAGTTGTTATTGTAGTTGCAATGAATTGACCAATAGATTGTTCAAAGGATAATGTTGCACCTTGAGGTATTGTTTCGGGATCTGCAGACGCGATACCAGAAAGTACGCCCATGTTTATCATATCACCTGCTTCTACACCAATCCATTTGCCAATGGATGAATCATATTTAAGTATCTTATTATTTACTTTAGAACTATCCCTATCAACATCATCTAAGAACTCAAGTCTTACTTCTCCACCACCACCTTGCGTAGCACTCATTCTTACAGTCTCATAAACCATCTTTCTAAGTTGGTTCATTTCTCTTTTTAGAACAGAAATCTCTGTCTCAGTATCGTCAATTCTCTCTTCTTCTGGAATTAATTGTTCTAAAATTTCAAGGGATTTGTCAATGGTGCTTTCTTCTTTAGATACTAAATCACTTCCCAAACCTTCTGTAGGTTTCAGTGGATCAGGTTTTAATATATCTTCAGTTTCTACTTCTAATGGTACATATTGACTTTTCCAGTTTGAAGTATCTATCTCTTCTTTTTGTTGTTTTACCCATTCATCTGGTATAACATTATGTTTATCCTTGAATACATTATGTAACTTAGTTGGAGATATATCATACTCTACAGAAATACCTCTCATAAGTCTATCAATAGAATTATAAGAAGTATTTTTTAAATTTAATAATTCTTTCTCAAGAACTTTTACAGCTTCTTTTGCATTTTTATCAATCTTTGGAGATTCCGAAAATAAAAAAGATTCAAATATCTTGGCTTCTTTTTTAAGTTTTTCTAATTCTTTCTCTTTTTTTAAGTTTTTTTCTTTAAGTTTTTTCTTTTCTTCACTAAGAGTTGAGAAGAGATCTCCAAGAGAAACCTCTCCTATTATCTCTTTATTCTTTTCAGTTTTTTTCTTCTTTTCTTCACCTATGAGAGAAAAGAAATTTCCTAAATCACTCATTTCAAAAGAGTTTTTTACTATTTAGAAGGCACCAAAGTCTTGATGTCCATCCTCTTCACCATCGGAAAGATCGACAACACTGAATGGATCCTGATATATCCATTTACGTGATTCAGTGCTAAATCCAAGAATTGCATTATCATGAGGATTAGTGGTGGTAATTGGAAATCCAGCAATACTTGTAGTTGCTGCACCAATTTGACTAGTGCTTATAAATTGTCCTGAAACACTATCAAATACTAAGTATGTTCCATTTATAAGTGTATTTACATCAGTAGCTGCGATTTGTGCTAGAGGTCCTAAATCAGTCACATCTAATACTACCTCTGTTGCGGGTTTTGACTTGATTATATTTGATGATAAAGAAATACTAATAACCTTCTTATCGATTGTAGTACTTACGACCGTATCAATAGGAGAGGATGAAGCATTTACAACTTTTTTTGAAGATGAGCCAGATTTTTTTACAATTGGCATTTATCTAGGTAGAAATTCCTGCGGTTACCATAGCCGAACCTTCAACCATTCTTGATACACTCCCAGATGGAGATGTCAAAACAATATCATAGTAATACCTTCCGGGTTTTAATTTCACTGTAGTAGTATATGTCATAGCTATTGATACTTCTGATGTTATGGAATTAATTCCAACAATAAAATTATAGGAAACCGGATCACCTGGATATTTTTTTAACTTTGATACCCCAGTATAATCAACTAGATCTGAAAGAGTTCCATCAGGTTCAGTTTGAGTAAATACTTCACCAAAATCAGCACCTTGAGGAATTACAATATTAATTGAAGGGGTAGCAGACATCTCTCAAATCTTTTCAATTATTTATATCTCTACTTACATTCTTCAACATTTTTTGTAGGTCAGCTGTAGAACCTACAAAAAGTGCATTATTTACTGTGGTTGGTCCCTTCGAGTCTTCTTCTTTATTCACATCTTTTAGTTTTTTCTGAAGATCCATTAGTTTGTCTGTCGCATCAGAAACACTCTTTATTAATTGTCCTGCAACTTCATATGCACGAGGCATCTCACTTTCTTGTGCAAGTTCAAGAATACCATTTATTGCTTCTTGACCCTTTTCGATGATCGAATATAAATTACCCCTGGTATACTCATAGTCTTTACGAATATCTTCTTTGGAGTTTTCATATTTTTTGATTTGGTATTCATAATCATTTTTTAATTCTTTTTTTGAATCTATAGGTTCTACATCAAAAGTTTCATTTAGTTTTTCATATTTGTCCATAAATTACCTCAAAATACATTCCCATCAAATCCGAAGTCATCTCCGAGTTCAATCATTGAATTATCCTGAGAAGTTATGTTGAATACTTGGGAACCTGAAACATGATTTTGAAGAGTACTTCCATCCTGTGCTCTTTTCACAAGAATTTTTTCGTTTGCAACATTTTCAACAAACATCTCTTCCTGCCCAATGTAGATATATGTGTTTTCTGTAATTGATGATGAATCATCAACATATATGATATTATCGACCATGTCAAGATCTCTTGAGAGAATAGTTGCTACTACACCATCGTAATCCTTGACGGCTCTTGGTGTGACCTGATAAGTAAGATCTCTTGTATAATTTCCTGACTTTTGACCTGCGATGTACCCAACAGTAACCTTCTTGATGATATCGGAAGAAACATCTCTGAGAGGACCAAATACAAATGTCTTTGCAGTAAATGTAAATGTATATATAAGGGCCCTTCTTGTATCAAAATTTCCTTCATACTCGTCCGACATATCAATATTGTCTAAGACAACAGGAACATTTTGTACTTCATCAAAGTTACCAAGAAATTTTATAGGTATTGTATACCCTGGTTGAAAATATGGAACTATTTGCTCCACAATTTGTAACATATCATCATTCAGTTTAGTGTATACCGAGAGTGTTATCGTCATGTTATATGGAACAGGAAGAAAAGTTTTCTTCTCTTCAGAACCATCCTCAGATGTTAAAACTAAGGTTTGTGTTTGAGTTGATTTTCTTGAAGAATCGTAAGCCAGATTTGTAAACTCAAACGACATTCTTGGTAATGTCATTTGGACAGGTGCATTCAAATCTGGATTCTGTTTTAATCTTGCAAGAAATTTTTGAGTAGGTCCATACGCCAAAGGAACCTTAAT